CGAGCGCGATGCTAATGCGATGGTGCTGGCAATTGGCGAGCGCGCTAAGGACTTGGCTGCCCGAAAGGATCGATACGCCAGACGCAAGGACGCCATGCGGGCCTTGTTGCTCCGTCTGTTGAAGGCGGCCGACTTGAACAAGGTGAGCTTGCCGGAAGCAACTGTGTCGGTCGGTAAAGGGCGCGCCGGGGTCGAGATTGTGGACGAAAGCCTGCTGCCCGATAACGTCGTGAAGCTAAAGCGCGAGCCGGATAAGACGGCGATAAAGGCGGCGTTAGACGCTGGCGAAGATGTGCCAGGTGCGGTGCTGCGGGAAGGCCAGCCGAGCGTTACGGTGAGGGCGGCGTGAGCTACGCACCGTGGATAGCTATGCCGGGCCCTGACGACGAGCCAGACTACCACGCCTATTGGCAAGAAACGGAATCGCTGGCGGACGCAATGATTGACGTCGCCACCTATGACGACTGGTTTCCTGACCTATACAGCCCGATTGCTGCCGTGCAGCAAGGTGGCGTGCATCAAACCTTGATGCGCAATACCGCATAATCCCCGTTCTTTATGCTGAATAGCGCATAAACCACCGATATACGCCAGACGGCATAACCAGCCATATATGGCCCGCCAGCCACCAACTGGCGGGTTACCACCACGAAACACGAGGAGATGAGGATGGACGCCTACGCGCGTTTCCTGCACGGGAAGGCTATTGCCGATCCCGCTACGGGAATGACTGACATTCCAGAACTAAGCCAGACGCTAAAGCCACATCAGCGTGATATCGTGCGGTGGGCTTTGCGTCGTGGGCGCGCTGCCATATTCGCTGGCACGGGGCTAGGCAAGACGCTTATGGAACTGACGTGGGGCGAGAAGGTGAGCGAGTTCACCGGCAAGCCCACGCTGATTTTCGCGCCGCTGGCAGTAGCGGCACAGCATATCCGCGAGGCCGCGAAGTTTGGCATCGCGGCGCGTATTGTTGCATCGCAGTCGGATGTTGGCCCCGGCATCAACGTCACCAACTACCAGAAGATGGATCATTTCTCGCTAGAAGAATTTGGCGGCGTTGTGATCGATGAAAGCTCGATCCTTAAGTCGACAGATGGCAAGTACCGCAATCGATTGATTGAGGAATGCGCGGCAATCCCGTTTCGTCTGGCTGCAACGGCGACACCAGCACCAAACGACTTTATGGAGCTTGGCAACCACGCTGAATTTCTCGGCGTCATGTCCTATACCGACATGCTGGCAACGTTCTTCATTCATGATGGCGGCGAGACACAGAAATGGCGTCTCAAGGGCCATGCTGAAACCGAATTCTGGAAGTGGATGGCGTCATGGTCTGTGATGCTGCGCAAGCCTTCCGATCTTGGCTATGACAATACCGGATACGATCTACCGCCACTGACATATGACCAGCATACGGTGAAAGTAGAATATGTGCCGAGCGTCGAGACAGGGCTACTTTTCCCTATGGAAGCCCGTACGATGCAGGAGCGCATTTCGGCGAGGAAATACAGCGTAGAGGAGCGAGTCGCGCTTGCTGCCCGTCTGACGCCGAATGACAGGCCGTTTGTATGGTGGTGCAATCTCAATAGCGAAGCTGATGCACTTGCAAAGGCTATACCGGGCGCAGTCAACCTGTCTGGATCGGACAAGGACGACGACAAGGAACGCAAGATTGCTGACTTCCTATCCGGTAATGCGCGGGTGTTGGTGTCCAAGCCTTCGATCTGTGGGTTCGGGCTAAATTTCCAGCACTGCGCGGACACCGGCTTCGTCGGGCTGAATGATAGCTTCGAGCAGATTTTCCAAGCCGTTCGCCGGTTCTGGCGTTTCGGCCAGACGAAGCCAGTAAATGTTCATTTCATCGCGGCAGAAACCGAAGGCGCAATTGTTGCCAACCTCCGGCGCAAGGAAGCCGATGCCGAACGTATGGCGGCGGCCATGGTCATGCATATGGCCGATCTATCCAGCGAGGCGGTTCGTGGCGCTGTGCGCGACAAGCCGAACTACAACCCGCAACAGCCTATGCAAATACCGGCGTGGCTCACTACCAACGCCGTAGCCCACTGACCGACACGAGGAGAATTTCATGAGCAAGAGACTTACTGACCAGTCTATCGAAACCAAGATTGCGGCAGTGAAAGCCGTCAATCAAGTCATCACCGACAATTACGCCATCTATGAAGGCGACGCTTGCGAGCTCATTCGTGGAGTGCCGACGGGAACGGTGCATTTCGGCATCCATAGCCCGCCTTTCGAGGGGCTTTATCGGTTCAGCAATTCCGATCGCGACATCAGCAACAACGATGGCGATGGGTTCTGGGAGCACTACGCCTACCTGATCCAAGAATTGCTACGCGTGACCATGCCGGGCAGAATCCACGCAGTGCATTGCATGCAGTTGCCAACCAGCAAGATCAGACACGGCCATATCGGCATGCGCGACTTCCGAGGTGAAGTGGTGCGCGCATACGAAGATGCCGGTTGGATCTTCCATAGTGAAGTTTGCATCTGGAAAGATCCAGTTGTCGCGCAGCAGCGCACGAAATCCATCCGTCTTCTGCATAAGCAGATCACCAAGGATAGCACGATCAGCGGTCAGGGACTTGCTGACTATATGCTGATGTTCCGCAAGCCGGGCGATAATCCTGACCCGGTTGATGGCATGTTCGATCGTTATGTCGGCTATGGCAATGAACCAACATCATTGGCTGATCGGCTGGCATCTGGCGAAGATCGAGCAAGAGCAGAGAAATGGTTCTCTATTGAGGTTTGGCAGCGGTACGCATCGCCGGTCTGGATGGACATAAACCAGAGCCGCACCCTGCAATACCGCGCTGGCCGAGACGAGAAAGACGAACAGCACATCTCCCCGCTCCAACTGGACGTGATCGAGCGTTGCATAGAGTTGTGGAGCAACCCAGGCGATGTGGTTCTGACGCCATTTCTTGGCATCGGAAGCGAGGTTTATGGGGCTGTATCGGCTGGTAGGAAGGGCTTAGGCTTTGAATTGAAGCCTTCCTACTTCTCGCAGGCTGTAAGGAACATCGCGGCTTTGGATAATAAGCAAGACAGCATCTTTGACGCCGCCAACGACAACTACGCGGAGGCCGCAAATGCAGCCTGACGATGTGTGTGCTGTCTGCGCCCGACACGCCGTCGGCCTCGGCGTGCAGGCAGACCGCGAGCCGATCCGCTGGCTGTGCAAGGAATGCGCCGACATTGCCGAACATATTCGGCATCGCCGGCGGTTGGACCCTTACGAGCTGCGCGCTCTTGATACCGGCGTCGAGGCGGTCGGGGAATACTTGCAGGCCATACAGAAAACCGACCTTAAGGAAATGGACGAACTGGAAGCGCGCATGCTGGTCAAAGCCGCGTGGGAAGGTTGCGGGCGAGGGATGCGTGCGGCTCTAAGTGAAGCTCCATTCTGAGGCCGCCATGACAGCGTATTACAACGAGTTTGACCCGAAGGCGGCCGCTTGGTTGCGCGAGCTAATCAAGACTGGCCACATCGCACCGGGAGATGTTGATGAACGTTCAATTGTCGATATTCGACCTTCCGACCTTATCGGATACACGCAATGCCATTTCTTCGCCGGGATCGGCGCCTGGTCATATGCGCTCCGTAGAGCAGGATGGCCAGACGACCGCCCCGTCTGGACCGGATCCTGCCCATGCCAGCCTTTCAGCGCGGCAGGCAAAGGAGCAGGGTTTACTGACGAGCGGCACCTATGGCCGCACTTCCACTGGCTTATTGATAACTGCCGCCCTCCAGTCGTCTTTGGCGAGCAGGTTGCGAGCAAGGACGGACTTGGCTGGCTCGACCTTGTACAAGCTGACCTGGAAGGATCGGGCTACGCCAGCGGGGCGGTCGATACCTGCGCTGCGGGCTTCGGCGCGCCGCATATCAGACAGCGGCTCTGGTGGGTTGGAGAGAGGTTGGAACACGCCGAGGGCGTCGGACGGCTCGAACGGCGGGCCGAACCAAGCGGGTGGCGCGCTGACATCGGATGCGGCTTTGGCATCGTGGGTGACGCCCGCTTCGCGCGACTGGAAGGACAGCGGGGCGGATATTCGGCCACGTTCGGACACGGGCAAGGATCGGTTCGACCAGTTGCCGAGGCAAGCGAATTTGGCGGGGTGGCCCACAACAACGACGACGGATGCTCTGCGCCATCCATCTCCGGATTTCACAACTCCGAACATCACGCTGAACCACGCAGCAGCATTGTCGGACGGTCCAGCCCGACTAACGGCCACTGGCGAGATGTTGACTGGCTCTTCTGCCGGGATGGAAAGTGGCGGCCAGTTGAACCCGGCACATTCCCGCTGGCTCATGGGGATGCCGCCCGAGTGGGACGACTGCGCGGTTACGGCAATGCAATCGTTGCGCCCGCAGCGCAAGCGTTCATCGAAGCGTACCTAGAGTCCGATCTCGCGGCTGTGCATGCAACAACCGCCGACAACGACAATACGTCAAAGAAGATGGCCGCTTAGGCGGTCATCCTACATCAGTCGGCCGTCTCGCAACTGTTGTTCGCGCTCATGTTCGACGCGATCGAGTATCGCAAAAGCTTGCTGGGCAACGTCTTCTGTCAGCGCAATTTGTAGTCGGCCCTTGAATGTTATCGGCCGCCGCGTGGACTTCGCCACAATGGACCACGTGCCATCACCGCTCTGAAGCATATCGTAGTCTTTACACATCTCTTTCCCTCCCGAGGTAATCATGCAGCAATCTGTATTACCGGATACCGACCCCATGCTCGACGTCGCTCTGTCTTACACAGCGCGCAACTGGCCTGTATTTCCATGCCGTGCCGCCGATGAGGAATTCGTCGACGAGGACGGCCTTATCGAAATCCTCGCGACTAAAACTCCGCTGACCTCAAACGGGTTCCGCGGCGCGACGCTGAATGAGCGAATTGTTCGGGAACTCTGGCGCCGAAACCCCAATGCAATGATTGGCGTGCCGACAGGAGCGCCTATCGGGGCGTGGGTGCTAGATATCGATCCGAAGCACGGCGGGCCAGACACGCTTGCGGCTTTGGAAGCCGAGCACGGCGCATTGCCCGCGACGCTTACCGCTGAAACCACGAGCGGCGGCCGACATTACTTTTTCAAACACAAGGCTGGTGTCCGCAATCGTGGCGCATTGGG